ATCGTGCATCTCTTGGTAATCTTCTTCTCTTGGGCCGGCAGGATTTTCTTCATTGTGGTAAGAGGCGGAGGCAAAAAGATCATTGTTGGCATTGTGGAAGATTATTCTCATAGCTTCTTCGAGTTCTTCAGGATTCGGCGTGGTGATGTCTTCTTCATCGATTTCAGAGTCGTAGTCTTGCGTGTCCATCATCTCTTTCGCGAGCTTTTTGATATTTTCTGTAAAGTTTTCCTCCGACGGGTCGGCGTGGAATTCTTCCACCTCTTCGTACACCTTTTCGTAATCCGCAAAATGGGCAGCAATAAGATTTTTAACGACCCAGGCGAAAAAACCATCCTCACCGATAGAGTCGTCGACAGCATCGTAAACCTCCTCTGGCTCGATATCACCGTAGCCATGGTCCCTATCATATACTAACGCAATTTTGCGGCCGTCGTCATCTTCGTCAAGGTTTTTCATCATGATCATATAAAAGCTCTTTCCTTCGCTCGTGTATTGTTTGAAGTAATTTTGGCTCTGGGTTGCCGAGATGCACCACTTTGTTCCTTGGCCATAATAACAAGAGGCCTCTGTGGTGTCAGGCCTGATCATCCAAAAATCATCATTTTCAAATATGTTTGTCGAACCTTCTTTGGCAATTTCTCGATTTTTTCTTCTTTTTTGTCTCTGCGTAAGACCCAGCTGTCTAACGGCGGACAACACATCATCTACCGTCTTATATGCATTGAGGTCCCTATTCTTTAGTCTCTGGTGACTTGCGTGAAATTTGTCTACGGCGTCACCTACGGTCCTATAAGCCGAATAAATCTCTTGTGCGGTTTCAACGGCCCATTGGTCCGATCCGGAGTCAGCATGCTTCTTTCGCCATGGCTCTGTTATCTGCGCGAACTGCTTTGCTGCCCACATCAAATATTTGTTATTTCCAGAAGGATCTCTTTCGGACAGACGGTCTATCCAAAGAGGATCAACTTGAGAATATTTCTTTTTTGCGTCGTCGAGTCGGCCCTCGGCGAGTATCTGCTCTTCGTTTAGAGCACTCCAACGTCGGATGCCTTCAAAAAATTGCTTCATTCTCTATTCTCCGGTAATTTTGATTCTAAAAATTGGATCAGGGATCTTACATCCGAACCCAAAGGGGGGCAGACGTCCGGGAAGACCGAGTGCAAAAACTGCCCGAAAGAAGCCATGAATAAAGTTGAACCTATTTCAAAGGCATGCCGGAAGTGCTCGAAGTATCCCTCATTAACGTCTTTTAAGTGTCCCATCGTTCTATAATTAGTCTTTTTTATACAATAAATCCGTTATTTTAGAAGAATAAGTTTGAGGATCGCAAGAAAATAATTTAATAATTTCCTCTGGTGTTTCGTGGCGAAATTCAAATCTTTTATCTTTTTTATAAAAGTTTTTAATATCAGGAATTATTTGTCTTTCGGCGGCCTCAATCTTCGGAGAATAATATCTGTAGATATCGGGGTTATAGGTGTCCTTGCCATTACGGGCGCCCTTTATCCCAGCATCCTTCATCATCTGTGTAATTTTAAACTTTGCCATCGTATCAGAATAATCAAAATCATTTATTTGTTTCTCGTCCAGAGATGATATCGCCACAAGATCCTTTCTAAGTCTTCCTGACGCTTGATTTCCAAATCTGTCTGACGGGTAAAAAATAACTTTCTGAATGAAGTCATCTTTGGTCTCAAGCGAATCATGATCATGCTCCATACCAGAGCGAACATGAAACCAATCAAAAATCCTATATTTTCCAATCTTCTGTTTCCTTATGGGCGGCAAGCCTCTAATTTTCCCATCATCGAAGATGATTAGCTTATCAAACTCAAACCTGCCAAGCCTTGAGTTGCTAGTGATAGCTTTAAGCTTGTTATCTTGTATGCTGATAGCCTCTATCTTGTCTGACATTGGCAGCTGGCCGCCTAAAGAAAGGGAGGCTGTAAGTCTTTGCCAGATTATTTCTTTTTTTGAGTTGGCCGCTCCGAATAATGACAAGTCGATCCCTTCATCAAACACATCAAACTTAAAAGGAGGGCACGGATCCACAAAAATGCAAGGAAAATTGTTATAATAAGAAAAGAGAAGGGCATTTAAGCCTCCTCCGATAACAATTGTCTCATACCCATATTCATGTTTGTCTAGTTTTATCACGCTCTCTCATTTTTTCGCGAATGGTCTTTCGCGGTTTTGGTGTCTCCAGCAAGACTTCTGCGGGCTGCATCCTCTCTTTTATCATATTTTTTAACATTTTCATAAATTCTTCTTCTGTCATTTTATTATTCTCCTTTTAAAATTCCAACAACGTAATTTTCTAATATTAAATAGATTCTACCTTCTCCAAAATCTACCTCTTCGATCATGTGACTTAAAACAATTACTTCCTGGCCCGGTGAAAAAGGCGGCTTCACGTTAGAAGAAATTGATAAAATCTTCACCTTCTCATATTTTTCTCCCTTCTTATAGTCGTCGGGGAGGGCGATAAACCCAGCATCTGGCTGGGTGGACCTTTTTATTCTCAAGTGTCTATTGCATGGTTCAAAATTCATTATTCTTTTCCTTTTATTTACTTCCGCGCAGTGCGTCTAAATATTCTGTTGGCATTTCACAAGCGCCGCCGGCGCAGGCCGATTCTGACTCAAATTTTACATTATTTTCCCCCTCACACATCTTTGTCCAGTCAACATCTTGATATTCTTGTGCTAACTTTTCCCACAATTTTAAATTGTAAACATCTTTGAGGCAATATGTCATATTCCTGGCGTTTCCTCCAAAGTGACTATCGGCAAACTTGATGGCGGCCTTTGCCCACTCCTGCTTGATCGGCGAGGCCTCGTGCAGAGGCTCGCCAACCCCCAAAAGACAATCACATGCTGCCCAAAGGTCACCTGCGAATGATGCAAGAGCACGTTCGATTACGCCAGAGGCGAAAAATGAGCCCGGGCCATACTCGCGAAGAATATCGTTTGGATAAGGAACAGCACAGAACGGGGCCTGTGGATAGTCCTTATCTCCAGAATTCGGAATTAATGAAATACCTGCAAAATACTTTCTATTCTTATAAATATAGTCTGCTATCTCATCCCATTCATTTTCTCGGACATGGATAGTATTGGAAACATTATGACTCAGCCATGGCTGGGCACATAATTCCTTGTTGGTCCCGTAGCGTACCCAATTCTGTTGAGTTAATTTCACACTTTCCAGCAATTTTGATGCGTCAATTTGGTTTTTTGTCTTGGCGCCAACAGGAACCTCGCAAAGAAATGTAATGACTTCTGTGACTCCGTTTGGATCCCAGACAGACTTTTCCACCGCTCGTGGATTGAAGTTTTTAAAGTGCTGAACTGGATTTTCCTGAACGTTGGCCTGTACTCTGCGGAAATATCTCTTAGCGTGATGAGGGTGTATTCCCGAAGCAGTACCGAGAATACAACTTGTTGAGCCGGCTGGTTTCACGCATGTCGTTCGTGCAGCTTGGTTTATGCCTATGACATTGGCTACATATTTGTTAGTTTCCTTGACAACCTTAGCTCCATCACGCTGGATTTGTGGATCGAAGAGTGTTTCTGGATTGTCCATCATTCCGGTGATAGATACACCGAGAAGAGATTCGCGTTGAGTTATTTTCTCTGTTATTTCCCCCAAATAAGGAAAGCTAGTATATGCTGACTGAAGTGTGCCAATAATAGCAGCAGCGCGGCAAGCATTGTGGAAATTCTCTGGGGTGTTTGCCTTCTTTCCGTTAATTTCCGTTAGATTACAAAACTGCCAGCCAGACTTGCCACTGTCGATGTCTATGGGATAAAGGCCGATTTCTACACACGGGTTAAATCCCATCTCCGCGTTGTCCGCCCATACAAAGCCAGGCTCTCCGAACTCTCGGACCCAACCCATCAATTCATTAAAAGTTTCCTTGGTTGTTTCGTCTCGAACGAGAAGGGCACTATTATTTGAGCGAGCGCGCTGGGGATTTTCAACGAACCAGTTACCTGTCTTTGCTGTCGCCATCTCCTCATCATCCGGGGAGAATAGGGCGATCGTAGCTGATCGACGGACGCCGCCGGAGATTACTGCATCAGCAGCATGCATAATAATATCATAAATATTTATTGGACTGAGGCGGCCGCGATTCTCATAGCCAAGACTATTTTCAAACACTTCTCGGATTTTTTCGATTGAGCGCTCTAGCCCATCGGGTCCAGGTGCCTTCGCTCCCGAACTCAATGGAGAGCCAGCTGGGCGGATTTGCGAATAATCAAACTCCACGTTGAGGCCCACGTATTCGTCAAACTCCGGGTTGCCACCAAAATAACTATTAACCAAGACTCCCACTGCGTCTGCCCAGCCCTCAATTGTATCCGGAACCACAAAAATTTTAGAAGGAGAGATCCTGCTTGGGCGAGCGGCTAAAGGAAGTTGTTCCACATGATGCTTCTGGACCGAAAATCCAATTCCGCACCCGCACAAAAGGAGATACATTAATTCCTGGAATGCCCTTGTGCGATTGATATGACCGAATCCGCAATTATATACACGCGCGTTATGCTTAAAGATGGGTTCACCACCAAATTGTAGAATTCTTTGAGACCCCAAGACCTCCTTCTTTTGAACCGCCAATTCGGCCTCTTTAATTAAACAGAGAGCCTCGCTGTTGTCTTTAAATTTCTCCCTGTGCATATCAAAGACGCGTGTGACTTGCTCTTTCCAAGTTTCACGTCGCTGATTCTCTGGTAGATACTTTGCATATTTTGCAATTCTGGTATATTCTTGTAACATATTAATAGACATTTATTTTCCCCCATCCTTTTTGGTTTTCTTATATAATTTTACTAGTTTCTTCTCTTGTCTCTTTTTAGCTTCTTTCTTAACTTCACCAATAGTTTCCCCTGTCGAAGCTTGGACACTTATGGTTACGTTCGAGGTGTCCATAAAAATTGGATAAATCAATCCATCCGGACCGTTCCTATTTTTAGCAACAAAAATACGACCAGTATTAGCCAATTTGTCTTCCGCTGTTCTGGATATTGAAAAGATAAAGTCTGCAACAAAACATTTATTAAAAGCCTCTGATATTGATTCCATTGTAATAACTTCGGCATTCAATCCAGAACGATTCGTTTGAGAAGCAGTCCAGACACAACAACCGTATGTCTGAGAAATTGCTCGAAGCTGTTCATAAATAGTCTCCAACTCGTGCCTTTTCTCTCTTAATGTTGAAATTGGTCGTAATAAATCTCCGTAGTCAACAAGAATCATGTCGGGCTTGAACCCCCGAGTCATTAATTTCTCTACATGGTTTTTTAATGTCTGACAACTAGCTGATTTTGTGGGATACTCTTTTACGATTAGTTGACCCTCAATCATTTGGACTTTTTCGTAAATTTCTTCCTTGAAATCCTTCAAGTCATTAAGGGGAACATTGGTTATACAGCTATCGAAACGAGAACCAACGACCGTCTCTGATAATTCTAGCGTATAATATACTACGTTCTTTCCTGCCTTTAATGCTTGGGCACCGATGTGAACAAGGGCCATACTCTTCCCGGCGCCAGTTGGAGCGATAACTACCCCCAGTTCCCCTTGACCTAATCCCTGATGGGTGATGGCATCAAGCTCCTCCCAGCCGGTACCAATGGGGTTCCTGGCTTTGAACAGGAAACGTTGTTCGAAGTCTTTCACATAGTCATGGCCAAAATTTGAGTCCGATCCCAGTTTCAGCGCTTCATTGATAACTTGCGAAATCTCATCAAAAGAAGAATTTTTTAACAACTTTACAGATTTTAGCATTGCCTCTTTGAGTTTTTGTTTTCTACAAAAGTCCAGAGATGTCTCAATAATGTATTCGGAATCTTCAATTCTCGTCTTAGAGATTCTAGCGAAAAAGTGCCTAAGCTGTTGCTGAACCGATTCGTTTTCCGTACTGATCTCTGTCCGTAAAATAGAGGTCATGATCTTTTCTGTCGGATGGACAGAATACTTTTCCCGGTATTTCTTGACCAGCTGAACAAATGTCTGAAGATATTTAAGCTCCAGAAAATTAATATTCAAAACTTCAAACATCTGATCAGCAAATGGCCGGTTGACCAACATCAGGTGACATAAAGTTTCTTGAAAGTCTTTACCGTACTGGCTAAAGTCTTCCTTTGACATTGAACCCCCTTATCTATCTTAATATAACATGAGAATCTTTGCCTGTCAAGCTTTACTTGAAATTCTCTTGAAGGTTGAAAAAAGATCGGACGTATCCCAGTTTCCAAAGCCATCTTCCGCCATTCGCTTAATTACTTCTGTTTTATTAAATTCTGGGGTGAAGTTGTCGAGAGTGTGCTTTACCTTAATTTTATCGTTTAATGACATGGTGGGCGAATAAAGCTGCATAATTTTATAATTTTCCTCAATGACAGTTTTAGCTTCACAGATAGAGGAAAACGCTTTGAGGCCAGTATTGTCATTCTCGCAAAATTCTATAAGATCATTGATTGTTACTGATTTCTCGTCGGAGAAAAATGGAAATCTTTTTGAGATAGTCCCTAGGCCCACACCTTTTACACCCGGGAGGTTATCCGACTTATCTCCGGCCATGGCCCTTGCTAGAGCAAAGTTTGTAGGGTGAATCTTGAATTCTTCGAGGATTCTCGGTTTGTTGACAAATTTTTTCTGTATGGGCCTATAAAGAACTGTCTCGTCATCACATAGCTGGAAAAAATCCTTGTCGCTTGAAATAATTATTTTTTCCCACCCGGAATATTGTGGAGACTGTGTGACATAAGAAATTATATCGTCGGCCTCTACCCGGTCAGCCATCAATTGAATGACAGGCATAAAATTTAGCATTTCCATTAATCGATATTGTTGCCAAACCTTATTCTGCATCTCTTCGTCTTTCGTTAACACTCTAACGTCGCGGTTGAGGCGGATTGGTTTTCGACCTTCTTTATAATTAGAATTAACCTCCTTTCTGCGAAGGGAGCCTCCTGCCCCATCCCAGGCGATAATAATCTCATCTGGCTTCATCTCACGACAAAGCTTTTGCAGGATTCCAAGAAACCCCTTGTAGCCCCCTATGGGTTGTCCGTTCTTTGAGAGGCTTGGATTAACGATGTACGCTCTGAAATATGCATTGAGCGCGTCAACAATAATTACTCTTTTCATCATATCTTTATTATACCCTAGGTTGGGGTGCTTGTCAAGAGAAAATCTACATATTTAGACATTATTATTTCTTTCGCCTCTTCTGTGGGAGAATTCATCCACGCCCACATCCAAGTTTTTTTGAGATTTTCAATATTTTGTTTATGAATGGAAATTTCATCTTCGAATAATTTTATTTCAATTTCTGAAATTTCCGGTAGTTCTATTCCCACTTCGTGGGCGATTTTATGTAAGGACAAAATTTTATCTTCTTTTGCCGCCTCTGAAGCTTCTAGGAACTTCTCTTCTTTTCTTTCTTTTTCTGAGAGTGGTAGATCTATAAGTTTGTCTGGATGAGTTACGGTTGCTATTTTTTTAAAAAGTTCCCTTGTTTCTTTTCTGGCTTTTTTCTCTTTTTTAGGTTTCGACTTTGGATACTCTTGTATTTGAGGACATAACCTATCTTTTACTCCCATCTCTCTGATTTTCTCATCAAAAGTCTTAGAGAATTCTTTCATTTCGCCGTCAAGGAGCGTTTTGTGATATTTTAAATCATTTTCAAGAAATTTAAGCTCCGAAAGGAGCTTATCGTATTTCATTTTTAAAAGATAATCTACCACACTACCAAATAGTGTGGCAGGCGACCAATCCCTTCATTATCTTCGATGTGGGTGCGTTCGATGTGGGTGCGTTCGATGTGGGTGCGTTCGATGTGGGTGCGTTCGATATTGAATATTGACGCGGGGGAATACAGATGGAACTCGGACGCGGATGAGTTGTTGTGGCCGGTGCGATGGTGTGGGGCATATCCGGCGCCTTGACCAAAATCCTTCATTCCAAATAGATCTTTCATGGGTGGTACCACGGTGAGAAACGTCCCAGTATCCTGGATTCCAGACTGTTTGTGAATAGCAGGTATTATGCGCTTCAGCCGTGGTTGAAAATAAAGTTATAAGTGATGTGATTAAAAGTGTTTTCAGCATTTCTTTCTCCTATCTTAATTAGACGCTTAATTATTGTTTTTATTCATCTTCTTCGTAAAAATCTTCAGCCTTTCCCAATCTATTGTCAAATTTATAAATCACTTCTTCATCGATAATTTGATAAACCCTCTTTCGAAATTTATCATTTTGCATCTTCTCAACCCATTTCGCTGCCTGAAACTTTTCAGTAGCCCCATCTTCAAATACCATAGTATACCAAGCTCCGGACTGGATAATATTGTCGGAGGACTTAACAGCATCAAAGAGAGATTCATCATCTTGGATCGCTACGTCTTCGCCGCCCCAGAGAATTCTGAAGTTACAGCGGCGGCCAGAGGTTCCGAAGCGAGACTTCTCTAATTTCACCTTTACTTCAGAGCCAATTCTAAATCCATTGTCATCTAAAACGAAGCTGGCTTTGGCTTTTCTGCCAGTAAGCCAGATTCGAAGAGAGTAGGCATAGGCCATGGCCTTTCCCCCGGGGGTAACATATGGTGTTGTCATCGCCTCCGAAGCTATGCGAGTAATGTTTGTTTTTAATTGATTTAAAACCAACAGAGTTGCTCTCGCGTTGGCTAGAGGTAATGCGAGTTTTGACATGGCCCTTGCAAGAATGCGCGCTTTCATGGCCATTTGGGACATAGGATCAAAACTTCCCTGAACTTCGCTAACAGCCGGAGTTAAAGCCAAAGAATCCCAAATAAATAGCATTTGGTTGCTTGAAGCTAGTAGCTCTTCGATTGTCTCCAAAACAAACTCTACCGATTGAGCCTGGACATATAGAAGCTTTTCTAGGTCGCAGCCGGCATTTGTAAGGAATGACGGATCAATTGCGGATTCTGAATCGAAATAAACAACATCAATACCCATTTTCTGAGCATTGGCGGCGATTTGTGCGGCCATATAGGACTTTCCTGTAGCCTCCAATCCTGCGATTTCAGAAACCTTTCCTACTGGGATCCCTGCATAGTGTCCTCGACAGATAATGGAATCTAGCCAGCGTGACCCAGTAGGAATCCATTGAGTGACTACTGTTGGATTTTCTTCGTTGAGGTCATGAGCCACATTTAGGCCTGCTTTTTTATTGATGAGTTTCCTCATCTCTTCCATTGAGAGCTTTCCCGTTGATGTTGATTTTTTTGCCACTTTATTCTACCCCTGCTCTCGCTTTATTCGGATTTCCCGGAGGAGGCGCCTCTGTTCGCGGCGCTCCTCGGCTTCTTTGTGTTTCTTCAGTTGCTTGGCGATCTTTAATTCTTTTGCCTTCAACTTTCTTTTCGCGCCCTTTCGAGCAAGTCGGGCGCGCCTTCGTTGTAAATATTCTTTTGTCATGACTCTCTCCAGAATTAAAAGGGGACGGCCCGAAGGCCGTCCCCTTGGGGGGGGTTATTAGTTTCCAACCAGCTCATTAAACGCACTGACTACATCTGGAACAGCATTATTTGTTGTTGTCGTCGTGTTGTCAACGACAACCTCTGAATCTTCTCCCTCCAGAGAAGAGATAAAATTATCTAAAGCTGATTGAACCTCTTCTTGCGTCTTTTTTGGAAATAATCCATCGATGTTTGGAATATTGCTCATCAAGCGTGTACACTCCTCATCTCCACCGATTGCTTCATCGCAAAGCGGGGATGTGCGACGTCGAGGAGTTAGTGTTGTCTTGGGAAAGTTTGCTCCCGGAGGTTTTCCATAAGTAAGGGTCAGGTCGGTTCCGTCATCGACATCTGTAATATCTCCATACTCTGGGTTTAGCACCAAATTAAGCAAAGACTCATAAGCAGTTTTGCCATAACCCCAGATACGAATACCCTGATCTTCTTCTGTTCGAACCATAACTGGCGAAAAGAAACGCTGGCGAGGGCTTAAGTCCTTGGCGAGCTTCATTGTGTCGGGATCTTGCGTTTTATTAAATTCCTTCCAGAGCTGATCCTTGAAATTGCAGATTGGGCAATCCTCTCCGTGATTCTTGTTTGGACAAAGAAGGCCGCCTTTCTGATCTGGACCCAAGTTGTAATGAAACCAATAATCTTTGAACGGATCTCCGTCTTCTGTTGGTACAATGCGGATAACTTGAGTACCATCTTGTGGACGCCAAAAGGATCCTCCTGCTTTTCCGTTGTTTTTTACACTATCGAGACGTGCTCGAATTTTTGCGATGTCTAATGCCATGTTAATTTTCTCCTTTAATGAAATTGTGCCATTGGCTAAAGTAAAGACGACAAATCTCTCGTCTTTCTATTATATAATATAACATTTCTTTGAATGCTTGTCAAGCATTATTTTTGATTTTATTCAAAATCGTTAATTAATTCGAAGTGGTTAAGGCTCTCTATATTGAAATCCTCTACTGCGCCGATAATTGTATTTTTATTAAAAACACGGAATCCTTGCTTATCTAAATCCCAAACAAGAGTGTTGCCTTCAGAAAGGTTTGTCTTCTTTCCGGTTCCCTTTGTTTGTGAGATAAAAAATTCTTCCGGGAGTTCATTTAAAGTTACAAATCTCATTGTCCTTAAGCTTCCATCTTTCTTTCTAAACGTTGCTGAATGTGCTCTCAACTTTTTTCCTGTGTTTGTGTGTATGGTGTTCTCTCTATGATATAACCAAAATCATTTTCATAATCTGTCGAAAATACAGCGTATGAGACATTTAAATCTTCTTGGGATTTTGATTTTACCTGTTCTTTGAGTTTCTTAAAGAGGCTAGAGTCAGTCTTTAGCTTTTCTTCATTTATGTTATAAATATAACATCTTTCGCGAGGGTTGTCAAGGGAAAAAAACATCTTTTCTTGACCTTTTTTCACATCGAAAATTCCAATCGTGATGATACGGTGTGTCTCTTTAGGCTTTTCTATTTTTCCAATCACGGGTTTTGTATTATTACATACATTTATCATATGAAAAGTAGATGCGATGACCTCATTTAATTTCACATAATACCCGATTATGGGTGCACCGCCTACGACGGCGTCTAGTAGGGGATTTGAGATTAAATATATTTCATCAAATACCGCCGAGCGCGCGTACTCCTGAAGAACTCCACAGACAACCCTGTCTTGCATTTTTTGAACTTTGTTCAACATCTCGCAATCCGGCTTGATATAAATTATTGAAATCGGCAAGCGTCTGACTTCCTCTAAAATCCGAAGAGATGCGCAAGAAATTTTCCCTGCCCCCCCGACAATAAAGAAGGTCTTCCCCTTTATCCCTTTGAAAAAGGATTTTAATTTAGGAAATTTATAGTTCTCATATTCCTCTGCCGTCTCGAATCTAGGAACACTATAGCATTCCTCGCCTGCGATTCCAACATCTATTTTATATATTTTGTATTGTGGGTATTGTGAGAGGGTGGTGGCGATTGCGCACCCCGCCTCACCTAAACCTATGATATTCAAAATTATTCTCCAAGCTTTTCTAGTTGACCAAAGTTTCTACCAACGCCAATATTGACTTTAAATTTACCAAGGGCAGTGTTTGAAAAAATTTCTATGATTTCTGGTAGCTTCTCCCGATCTTCCATCGAGAGGTCAAGCACGATGGAATCGTGGACTGGGAAAGCAACATACGATTTTTTTCCTTTTAGATAATTAGATATCTTGATCATTTGTCTCAAAACATTTTCTGCACAAGTACTTTGGATGATGTAGTTGAGGGCCGTTCTTTCTTCGGATGGAATGGTCTTATTCCAAAAAGTCGTCACCTGACCCTGGGTGAAGTACTTTTGCACTACTGATTCCCTATTATAAGCGAGTTCGCACAGGCGATCATCGCTTTCTGGATTGTAGAGCCATGCGAATATTCTTTTTTTAGCCTCATCTCTCCCTATGGAATTGTGAAATACATTTTTAACATTCCACGCGTGGAGATCCCCCTTTGGCTGGCTCTTGCCCTGCAAAGAAATAAGAGTTCGAAGTTCCGCAGCGTTAAAATCAAGCTCTACAAAATAATCATTATTGGGCTCAATGGCACTTCTAAGCTCTTTTTTTAGAGTCAAAATCGGGAAGCTGCGGGGCTCAGTCGTGAGGCGCCCCGTCTTTGTTCCATAAATATTAAATTTGCAAGATTTGTCCAATTTCTGTAAGTTTTGTGAGAATTTTCTATGAGATGCCTTGAACATAGATAAATTTTTGACATTCAGGTTGAGTTTTTGATATTTCATATCCTCAATGACCTTCGTCAAAGAAACCATATAATCATAATTTTCTGGCTTTTCATAATTTTCAAAGACATGCTCACAAATTAAATCCTTAACCGCGCAGTGCTCTATGAGAAATTTTTCAGGGACCAAGTCAAAAAAGCAATTTTCATCAAGATTTACCCGGGCAGTTATAAATGACTTAATAAACGCCCTCATTTTTGTGCTGATTTCAAGATATCGGTCTTTTAAATGGTTCGGGCAACACTCCTCCAAGCCCCTGTTCTGGCAATAGAGGCTAGCATATTCTATCTCTTGATCTCGGAGAAAGCCAGAATATGACCAAGTGTGAGTAAGGTTAGGCGGCATTTCTCCGGTGAAAATCTTTCCGCCGACATAGATTGCAGCACATTCCTGTTTATTATCAAGAGATTGAAAAAGCAATATGGCTCCTAATAGAGAGTTCTTTTTTTAATCCTAGCTTGTTTTTTAATCTCTTTCGACAGCGTCTGTTCATTTTTTCCACTTTTTCTTAGCTCCATTTTCGTAATCTCATAATTTAGAGAACCCTCACTTATAGAGATCGGAGAGAATCTATTATTAATATAACTCAAATAGGACGCGTTGTCAAGCACTTTATTTAAATCTGCTGCATTTTTTGCCATTTGGCGCAAATCATCGGTAGAATATTCCATCTTTGTTTCTAGGTTTTTTATCTTTAAAAAGAGATGCATCCACTCTTCTGCTGACAGCGTTTTCTGAGCCTGTATAAAAGATTTTATGGATCGGCGTCGAGTACTCACCTCGAAGCACCCCTTAGATGTGGTGATGTTAGTTTCTATCTTTTCTCTCATTACGGTGGCCACATAAAGGTCATAAATAATGCGCTTGAGCGCTGGAAGATCGTCTCCGATAACTGGCGCGAAATATGTCTCAAAAAAAGAGACCTCGTTGAAAGTTTCAGTGGACATGGCGACGTTAATATATGATTGCATAGCTGGATTGTCAATATCTGCGATTATTCTCCAGGGGGCGCCCTTGTCAATTAAAAATCCGTATTTAATACAGGCTTCCTTATAGTGTTTGAAATTTCGACTTTTATAAAAATCCTTCACTTTTTCCTCATCAGATGAATAATCATATTCAGCTGTTTCGACCATTAACCCAGAACATTGATTTGAAATCATGCCGCTCATAATGAAAGCAGTTTTAGTTATAGGAAAGGACGTTGAGAAAGTTTCAAAGAACTCCAAAAATAAATCAACAAAGACAGAGAAATTGTCAAAATTCCCTTTCTTATCTTTTGGTAACTTATCCACATAAGAGATAAAAAGTTTTCTAAAGGCCGTAAGATACGTCTTATATGCTGTGTTTGCATCGAAAAAGCCACCAATGGCGTCAAAGTTTTTGAAGATAGGGTCGGAAGAGGAAATTTCTCCGCGCAAAATTGCCATATCAATAGCCGATTTCAAATCCAAGAAGGCGGCCGTGACAAAATCAGAGCATATGATGTCCTTACCGGGAAAGGTAGATAACTTCTCGTACCTAGGCAATATAGGAATACCAGCGCTGTTTATCTTTCCATGCAGAGCCTTTTCGGCAAATCGTAAATCCTTAACTTCATCTATTAAAATTTTTGGAGATGGATCAGAAGAGAGCGCGAAACCTTGATAGAATTTTCTCTTAAGAAAAAGCTCGTAAGAACCAAGATTATTCTTTCCTCCGAATAGTGATAATTTATAAGGATTCATTTTATTTCTGTCGCCTCCGGCGCTTCACAGTCTGGTTGTACTGTCTCATCAGTCTTTGAGGCGTATTTTTTGCCGTCTCCACTAGCCTCATATCTGGCCGTTACACTGGTCGTAAATCCATCCTCATCCATAGTTGACTCGACTCCAGTGATCATATGGTAGCCTCCCAAGCCCATAATATTTGAAAGTGAATTTTCCTGGTTTGGGAATCCCAAACTTTTTCCTAATCCGAAAGGATTCACGAACAAATATTGTCCGGGATAAAAAATAGAATTTCCAAACATTTCCACATCTATGTCGTAAACCGAAGATAACGTGCGAAGGGGATCATAATGTTTTTGCGTGAATCTTGCTTCTCTCAGATATTTTGCATCAGTCCGATTGAAGGTCGCTCTCTTAAAAATTCCAGAACTCTCTCCAATATGAAAATGGTAAATACCGGCGGCTTTATCTTTCTCCTCGTCACCTCGTAAGTGGGTGGGTTTTTTATTGTCCACATAGATAGCCAAATAATGATATGCTTCCCTTGAGGAGTTGGATTCAGGATCCCCATATGGCACTATTGTATTTTGTTCTGTGATCGTATCCAGATCTAAAGTTGGGCCGGGCCAGTTGTCTTCTCCGGGTGATTGTGAGGGAGAGCTGGCTGCCCTACTTATAAGATTCTTGCGAGTTTCATTTATTTTATCTTTGATAGGATCTATATTCTGATTCTTACCTGGCATCGTTATAACATTGCTCTTAACATCGATGTCTAATTTTAGATCCTCGTCGGAATCTTCAGAGTTGCCCATCAAAACATCATCAAGCAAATATCTTAAAAAGTCTCTTATAAAATCAAGCAAAGTGTAAGTGTCCCTTTTTTTTGCAACTACCCTCCTAAGCATAAAATTCTTATAATTTTGGAGTGATACCGGAAGGGCGCCCAAGTTGCAACGGAATTTTTCTGTTTTGCCCGACGCGAGTGTTTGCCATTCCATTGTACCGAGAAGTACTTTAATTTTATCAAGTTTACTTTGAGAATACTGGCGATTTTCCGGTGTTTCTCCTTCGATTTTAAAAGCCGTGAGGGCTCGGCTCGCGATCATTTCTATTAGATCTCCAAAAAAGAAGTAATGTATATTATATTCTCCTGGCTTTGAATCGGGGACTGACGTCATGAGAAATTTATTTATATCCTCTTCGGACAATTCACCGGTTTTCTGAAAAGTATTTATTATAGAATTTGTTTGGTAATCGTTTATTAAAGAACTCACAGCGGCTGCGCCGGTACCGGGAGAGGCTGCGGCCAAAAGAGCCACGGCGCCAGCGGCTCCAGTCTCAATTGTTGATTTAGGGTTTGGATCATCTGTCCCGGCTGTCCTGGAAGCATTTCTTACAACATCTGCGCTAGCGTCAGCGGCGTTCTTAATAGACTCGGAGGTGCCGATTTTCTTTGGGCTAGACTTGCTTACCTTTGAACTCATTGATTCTTTAACTGCTTCGGGAGAAATAGCGGCTGAGTTATCTGGACCAATCAGCATTTCTTCTAAATTGGAAAGGTCTTCTCCCCCTTTTATAAATTTAGCCATGTCTATACTAATTAAATAAATTCGTGATTCATTCGGAAAGTTAGGCTTTACTCCAAGCATTTCATTTAATAGGCTTTGATAATTCGTTTGCCTCCATTTCATCTTCCTTTTTTCATATTCTTCTTTTAGTGCCTTTAGTTCCTCCTTCACTTCATCACTAGAATTGCACTTCTTTTTTAATTTTTGTATTTCCTTTTCAATGCGCATCTTATTATTGAAAATTTCTGGGGTCGAAAGTACATCAGATTTATTATCCTGCATCATAGCATCTAGGCGTGCTCGGTATGTCACTGTCAAGCCGAGGGTACCATCTTCCTCTATATCAAACTGGTGATCAATCAGAGTCATAAACAAAACTTCATTAAAATAACTTAAATCGGATATATTCTTGTTGTCTCTTTTAACCTTTTCTTCGAGTTCGGTACCTCTGAAGTTCCAGCCGACTATTATTTTGGTTTCAAATTTATCAGGATGTTGTTCTGACGGGTCGTGTAGTGATTCATTTTCTTTAGAAATAACAGCCTCCCCATCCACCTCGGGGTTCCTTAGAATAAGATCCACATACCGATATGAGAATACTTCCCCCTCATCATCGATCGCGGTTCTTTTCTCGAACAAGTCGTCAAATGATTGAAAGAACAGCTTTAATTCAGCTTTTATGTCGTTTCTCGCAGTGACGGGATTGGTACCGATATATTGCCAGTTAAATGATTTGATGCCAACAGCTTCTCGGCCGCGTGATTCCAAGATATTTCCAGTGGGTGCGTCTCCGCCGGTGATAGGGAGATTATTGCGGTTTGCAAATTTAAATTCGACCTCTCTCTTAAATTCATTATTATTGTCATAAACAATCTGAAATATTTTAAATTTTGGTGCTAATTGTGAAATCTGATCTGTACGGAAATTTAAAAAATCACTCATATGGGGCTTCAAGGTTAGCCGATTAATCATTTCTGATGGGTTTCCTCGCATTAAGTAAGTCTTCTCATATTTCCTTTTTCTCAGCTTTAATAGAGACTCATATTGTTGGGCGAATGTTTTTAAATTCCTCATCAACATGACCTGCTCTGTATGTCTAATTCTTTCCGCTAAGGAATCCTCATCTTCTACTTCTATTTTTTTTGTACCAAGCTCCCCATCTTCTAGAGCTTCTAGTAGAGCTTTTTTCCTAAGCTCCTCTTCGACGGTTAAAGCTTCGCCAGCTGCTTCTTTCTCTAAAAGATCCTCCAAGGTATTCCGGCGGGTGGTGTTATTCACAACTTCAGTAACTTGTTCAACTACGGCAGAGATCGTTGAGCCGCCTGATTCAGTAGCTTTGGCGGCGCGAGTAAGATACATCTTATAACTAACAAATCTAACTAAAACTTCGGCTTGTTCGGCGGTTGGGACCTTAAACTGTGTGATTGGCCAAGTGTTTGGCGAAGTCAAGGGGAGGCCGCCGTTTCGGCCATAAAATAGGCCTACTTTCCACGCCCAGTACATTTGCTCCATAGCGGAGAATGGGGGGCCAAAAGGGGTAATATTTTCGAATGATGCAGTGAGAGTCTCGGCGATTCCCTCTGGCCACTCTGTAGGGGTGAAATAGCTTTTTTCCCACGGGCTGGCAGCAGAAATATCTCCGCCCGTCTTTTCCCCATCTTGAGGCGTTAGGGCTGGCAATTCAGCAAAAGGGTCCCAACAGTCTTCTGTGGATTCTTGGTTTGCCGGGTCGCATCGTTCAAAATCTGGGTTTACAGAATTGAGCGCGATTCGGGCGGATTCTTGAGGCCATCCCCGATTGAGGTACATCAAAAAACGGTCGATTATATTTATCTCATCCTTTAGATCTTCATCGGTCCATCCGTCCCAAAAAGACGAACTAGAGCCTGTATCACTTGGATTAATTCTTTCTTCCGAATTAAGATTATCTCGTTGGGACTGAAAATCCTTTCGGAGTTTGGCTAGGCCGGCCGGAAGGGCTTTTTCAAGAAGGTCGATTTTAATCAAATCACCCTTCTCTTCATCCCACCAAGAGAGCTTTCCTTCTTTCTTAAGAGCGGCCTCTATTAAGTACCAATAGCCGCCGCCTAGTTCACCTGCCATTTATAAAATCCCCTATCCTATTTATTAAAAAATCTTAACACTCTCGAAAGAGGCTGTGGTATTGCCAGGACGTCTCCAATCTGGACATGTCCCTCTGTTGGCTTCTTATTATACCATGCTATGACCCACCAGAATCTCGAATCTCCATAGAATTCGTGCGCCAACTTATAAAAGCGATCGCCAATAGCCCAAACATGAGACACACTCTGGAGGGCCATCTGCTGATCTGGCGTGGGATAATTTATCTCCATAGTAAGATATTGACGGATAAATTTTACCGATCTCCCCTCGAAGATCTCTTCATAAAGCTCATTGTCATTTATTCTTATTGTTCTTTTGTTGTTTCTAACTGGCATGCTATTACTTTAAAGTTTCCTTTTTGTTTTTTTCGACCTCTGCGGGGGGTGTGTCGGGAGTCTGCGGCTGCGATTGAGGATCCTCAGAGATATTCTGCGATATTACAGACGAAATGGCGAAGGGAAAGTTGGCACCTCCGCGCTCAGCACCAAGCCACCGACCATCCTGGGACCAACCTAGGTCATGTTCATGTAAAACATTAAGAGTGCAATTTATATTAATTGTTTTTGGCAACAGCGCGTCGAAATAATCGAAGGCGCCTTCCTCGGCGAAATCAGGCTCATAACTAAATCCGTTTATGGCGCAAATCAGACCGCCGGTGCCGCCTTGGATCCAGTTAGTAAATTTTACCCTCATGAGTGGAGGCTTTGCCATAGTTAACGCGTTGGAAGCTCCTAGGCCTTCTATACCAGGGTCATCATATGTTGGATATAACATTTTTGTTAATCTATTGATTTTATCTAAGTTCTCTTTTGCCTCGGCTGCGTCGGCGGATGTAGTTTTAAACGCCAAGGTTATTGTGCGCTGAGTATTTTGAAAGGTTTGGATTGGATCCATCCTACCAAAGACAGTTTGAGAATTCCAGTTTGAATTAAACTCTTGCGAAAATGAAGTTATAAATGCCTTAAATTTAACAAATGAACTAACGTGCATACTACTAAATGAAATATATAAGTTTTTATTTTTAGCATATGCATCTGTCGCGTTAAAAGCCATTTTATTTCCCCGTCCCTGTAAGTAGTTCAATGGATAAATTCCAACTTAAATTTGCCATTAGTCCCCCTGCTTAAATTTATTATCGACAATAGTGCCAACGGTCTTACCAAGAACCTTCTCTTTTAATTTTATGACAATTTCGATTGGCTGTGAGCGAGGCTGGGTTGCCGAGGCTACTGCGGCAGAAGCTCCACCTGCGAATGCGGGAGAGTTAGCTGCGATGGCGGTACTCGTCATGACGGCCGTATATTTAACTGCCTTGTCTGCATCTAGTTTATTTATTTCGTCTTTCATTTTAGCCATGGCTTCTGCAACCTTGAGGATCCCCCCTTCCGTATCGGACACGACGGATGCGAGGCCTTTAAAGAATTCAGCAAGGGGTTCGAAGTTTGAAAAGTCCATCCTTGACATAGCGAAGGCAATACCTATAAATGCGCCGGCCATGGCGCCCAAAGCGAGGACAAGAAGGGGGAGAAAGAACGTTAGCGGAAGCATCATGTAGAGGACGGCCACAAAGCCGGCGAATGCGGCCGTAAAGGCTAACATCGTAGTTGGGTCTGCCACGTTAAAAAGAAGGGCGAATGACGCAACCAACAAGGCTAGGCCGGCTGCTGCAATTCCAACTGCTGCTCCAATGAGGAAGGCTGCGGCGCCGACGGCTAACAGGACTCCAACGGCTCCTGCGACCAAGGCTGCTTGTGGGCCGGCGACAAGGAGGGCCAAAATACCAATTACGGCGACGACNCCAATNGCCANANGCTACGAGAGCAACGGTGGCTGCGGCCATTTGAGCAGCATTCAACTGGGAGAAAGCCAAAACTAGAAGCGCGACTCCAGCGGCTGCAAGGAAGACTCCGCCACCTATCATCAGCATTGCTGCGCCTAGAGCCAGCAACATCGGGACGGCGGATCCGGCGGCCTTTCCGCTTTTTCCTATCGCTTTGGACTGCTTATTTTGTGCGTCTGCCAACTCTTCGGTAGTCTTTGTCTGCGCCTTTGTGATAAAGATGTCTTTTAATTTTAATATGAAGCCCTTAATCATATTGACGCCGGCTAAGTTCTGAAGAAAATTGACCATTTTGAGTACTTTTACAAATGAGACAAATCCCGCGACCATAAGCACTATCAACCCTATTCCAACTGGGCCCAACTGTTTGTTGAACGCCTGAACTCCATTCAGAAATATCTTGAAGACTTCGACAACCGGGCGCATGCTGACAGCAAAGGCGCGCATAGTCTGATTCAGTTCATCTTGCATGGTTTGAAATTGTTTTGTTTGCTCTGCTTGGGCTGCAAGAGCCTCCTGACTTTGTTCCACGGCTGGAACTGTTGCGTCGAAGCCGTCTCTCATTACGAGGGCCAGCTCTGCGGCGGATTCGAGACCCATGGCTTCAGCAAGGGCCTTTCTCTGATAGTAACTCATATCATCGAAGCTTTGACCTGATTCATTTACAGCCTCTGAAAGCATTTTCATTCTCTCTGTTGGGTCTGTTGTGGTAACCATATCAAGGGAGCTTAGAAACGGACCTCCCAATATTGCGTTTAATTGACCGACTGACTCTGCGGCGCCGTCAAATGTATCAAATTTTTCTACAATCGAAAGCATCCGACTTACTTCTATACCACTGGCCTTCGAGGCGGCCTGGAGTTTTTTGAAGGTATCTACACCTTGGTCTCCGAAGGCTGCCATTTCGGGTGCAGCTTGTGCAAAATTCTTGGAGACCTCTTCTGCGTTCATGCCAATGCTTTGGGCGAAAGAGAACAATTCTCTCGATGTGGCAGCAGACTCCTTTCCTGATTTTCCGAAGACTTTTGTCATCGTTTGGGTTATCTGTGCGGTTGTTCCCATTTCGACGCCAAGCTCGTTTAGGACGGCGGTGGTTTCCGCTATTTCCTTTTGGGTTGAGTCACTCATTTTGCTGAAGTCACTTGTTTCTGTAAAGAGAGTTCCCAGTGCTTGGCCGGCCTCATCGGCAGAGACGCCATATGATTGAAAATCGTGTTCAAGGGCAATTAGTTTGTCTTCAAGGCCCGGTGCGGCGCTGGTCATTTTATTCATTCCGGCGATTGCTTCATCTTGTGCGCCGGCTAGAAAAATTGTTTGTTCTTGCATTTTCATGACGGCTGAGCCGAGCATGTTCATGGGAGTGATCGTGTCTTTTATTCCAGCTGACATCCCCTTCCAGCCTTCCGGACTCTGTAGGAGTCCCCAGGTGGAATTTTTCCACTGATTTGATACTACAAGGCCCGCGAGAGTACGGGCCTTTTCTACGCTTTTTTCTTCCAGTTCGAGACTTTTAACCTTGAGGTCATACTCCCGCATCTTATTTCTATATAATTCGCTTCCAACCTCTAGTCCTTCTAGATCAAGCTTGAGCAATGCTTTGGCCGACTCTAATCGATGTTTTAGCGATAAGTTCGTGCGCTCCTGGGCATCGAAAAGATCACTTCTCGCTTCAGCTATTTGCTCAAGTACTATCTTTTCATTATTAAGGCGATCTATAGTTTCTTGGACAGATTCATTGGATTTTCTCTGACTTTCTTCGCTTTTTTTTAAAATCTCAAGAATTTCTTCCCGGGATTTCTTTTCGTATTCTAGATCTTTCTTATCGGCCATTTAAAATTCTCCGTTATTTAAATGGCCACTTGAGACCAGTATCTTTTTGAAAGTTGGCAATTGCTTTTTCTAGTTTTCTCTTGTCTTTGAAAGTTTTTTCGTTATCCAAGCCGTGCTTTTGTGCGGATTGAAGATATCTTTTTTCCCTCCCAAGCGTCCTGGCGAAAGAAGAAATATCGTCTCTCTTCCCAGTAATTGTATATTTATCAAGAAGTGCAGATTTGGGCGAAAACATGCGGTCCAAAATCATTTTGATTGCTGTACCAAACATTGCAAGGAAGCTCTCATTTAGTTCGTTCTCTTTTAGTTGTTCTAGATCAATCTCGATTGAGACAATCTCGTCTTCATTAAGTAATTCCATTATGAGGATCCCCTATCATTGTAATTAGTCACTTATAAAGAAAAAAGGAGCTGCTTTATGCTAACTCCCTTTATCTTTTCTTTTGGGCTTTTTTCATCTCTTCGTGTTCTTTTTCTTTCTGATCCACGAGGCGCTGAAGAAACCACCTTCTTAGTCCCACCGGCAAGCTGTAAGCTTCTGTGAAGCTCCACGTCCCATGATACATTAATATGTGCAGCTCTTCGTACACGCCTTTTTCGAGATATTCATCGCTTAGGCCAAAAAAAGTCCGTAGTAAACGGCACCTCAATCTCACTCTCATACTGACAGTCTGTACACTGGAAGCGGTGAGTCATGTCCACGGTGGGGACAATCTTTTCATAAGCTTTGCGCAGATATCTCGCGTCTCTAGCTGGCATATGTTCGACCAGAACCTTCTTAACTTCAGCATCCGAGTTTCCATTCACAGAAACTATCATCAAATTTAATTGATCAGTTAGCATGGCTTCCGGAAGTTTTTTCTTCTTTTTGGTCTCCATAATCCTGGCAATTCTTTTTTCATCGGTGCCATTCATCAGGCGGACTTCAACTTCAATTTTCGTTAATGGAAGAATTATAACAAATGTGCCAGACTCAGTTGCTGTGATTTCATAGTCCTCCCAATCGTCTCCCTCGTAGACAGATGTATCCCCTAGATCAAATTCAACCTCTTGGGTTGTTGCGCATTGAGGGCAGGTGACATTCGTATTATATTCTGCGCCGTAGCCTGAGATTCTAGCTGCCACGAGTAAGGCGTTCTTGTCTCCGACCAGCAGACCTTCTACTGCAATTGATTTATCTGTTATAATGTTTTTCAATAGCCTGTCGATTGCCACACCCTTTCTCAACAAAGTTTTTGAAGTTAAAATATCTTCATCCTTAGCTGTCATATAACGAATCTCTATATGCTCCTGATTGTGAAGTGGGTGACCCTGCGGATAAAACCGGCCTTTGGAGGGCAAATCTACCAATTCCACCGGGTTAGGGAAACTAAACAGCTGTTCTTTTAGGGCCTCTGCTGTTAAAGGCGCAGAAGAAGGGGCGCCAGAGTTCGTCTCTGTTCCCGTTCTTTCTGAATTTTTTCGTGCCAATTATCACCTCTTGTTATAATTAAAATTTTGGCTATTTTCTACCGTCTTTTCCTAGGCCAAGGTTATCTGGGGAGCGGCCTGGAGTAGTTACGTCGGCGGCATTCGTGGCTTGGCCGGGTGTGATATACGTGGTTGATGTGTTATACTCGGATCCCGCAACGCCTTCGACGTCGAGTGAGGCCCAATCATATCTGAATTTAATGGTAGTTTCAGATAAGTCATCAGAACCATATTCTAGATTTGAATTCTCAATGCCGGAAATCCAAGCGCCGTGAAGCGTCCACGTCTCAATTGGTTCGCCGTCAGAATCAATCATTGAAATCCAGACGTTATTCAGGGCGTCAACTGCCTTACTCTTGGAAATGGTCGTAGTGTTTGCACCATTGGATGGCACATAATAGCCAGACCCTTTCATAATATTGGCTAGACCATATTGCATATCTGGATCAACTGGGTCAACTAAGGTCACGGAGACCTCGCTCCAAGTTACTGATCCGGGATAATAAAACGTATGATTTAAAAATTTATGCTCTGTGGATGCCACTTCTAGAGATGGCCGATCTGCTGTTTTTACAAACCACTCTGCACCTTCTGGAAGGGATGAAATTGTAAGTAAAAATCTATATTTTCTTTTGGGATCTCTCCCTGCTGCTTTTGTCCAAAAATTTGCCATTTTCTATTATGTCTCCTATGGGCTTACTATCTTAAGTAGTTGAATAAGTTAAAAAGTCTAGCTTTCTTTTATTTAGTCGTCGAACGCGGCTCCGGTTCTAGTGATGTTGAAATCGACCGCGATGTATTCGATTGCTCTCGCTGGCTTTAGGAAAATCTTTGCGTAAACAATATTTCTATCAACCAAATCTGGAGTCGTCGTGGTATCGTCCAGAATAACTTTGTATTCTGTGAGTCCACCATCTGTAACAATGCCCGATAACAATCTATTTGCTGCACCAAGCAACCTTGACCAAGTTACCCTAGTATTCTGATCGAACAAAATTCCATTTGCAATTTTAGAAATTTGTTTCTTGATATAAATCATCAGTCTTCTAACGTTAATTCTATCAAGCGCAGAAGGGGTTACCTGCAATGTCTTTTGTCCAAAAATAACAATACCCTCTGATGGGAATGTTGCGATTGGGTTGACGCTCGCCTCATAAAGAAGATCCCTGTCTTTAGATCGGACCCTCTCACTCACGCCGATGACTGGCAGACCAGCGGATCCCTCTGTGAGGCCCCCACGGTTGAAGCCGGCTGGCGCGAACCATACTTGGGATCTAGCCTCCGAAGAAGCAAAGGTACCCAAGGCCACTACAGAGGGCGGTACCCAAAGAAGTTGGCTTGAAATTGTGTCCCTGACTTGAACCCATGGGTAGTAAGTGCATGCATAGGAACTATCAAGGCCCCTGACTCGCAAGGCTGCGAGCGCTTCTGATACTGAACCTAGGCGGTCCTTGAAAGATAAAAACGCAGTTCCTTCACTAGCGGGATTATATACGCTCGGAAGGTCGATGATAGATAGTGCATCTGCTCTGTCTTCACAAACATCAATTAAGTGCTGCGTCAAAGATTCATTTGTTACACCCGGCATAGTGATCACATTTGCTTCTACAACCTCTGGATCTGATACTGTGTCGATAGCGCGTTTGATTGTATTAAATGCGTAGTTCGCTGTATTTAATTGCGCGGTCGATGAAAGGAGGCTGTTTCTTATCGGGTCAGCCTCTGTGATATTAAAGCCGTCAAGGCCACCATAGAGGGACGTCGTGATTCGATTGTATCCAGCGTCAAGAATAGCTTTATAAGAGCCACCTTTTGCTGTACAAGAGGTTCCTAAGAAACGATTTCCGGCTTTCCAGAAGGCGGTAGCTGATCCGCTAGTCTGAACATCATCTAGAGTTACAATATATTGCCAAGATGCCCACTTTGAGTGAGGATCCGCAATCCACGAGGCGATATCTGCTGTTTGATTGTTATCAACTCTCGAAACTCCTTGAGGCATTGATCTCAAATAATCACCATAACCTGCATCAAATCTAGTTGCGTCGGCGCTAATGGTTGTTACCGGGCCGAAGAATGCATCAGTTGCGTCTCCCAAGCCCCCATCCGAAGCTGAAAGTCGACACGTTAATTTGGGAAAAGAGAGTTCCATTGTGCAGCCGGTCGGGAGGTTAAATTCTCCATCGTTTGGTGTTACAGCTAAAGGCAACTGGGCTGCGCCGGCGTAAAACTCATCGGCCGGAATGACTGGGGCGCCCTGTGTATAAGTTCCTGGCCCAAGGACCGAACCTAATTGTAGAGGACCCCAAGTACCGAAAGGTAACAGAGATGGTTCAGTAGTTCCCTGAGCCACCATTTCATTCATTTGTACTCTGAAATATTTTGATTGGTTTCTGAATTCTCCATAAGTTCTTAGCCTGCTTTCATCATAATCAAACTCTTGCCACTTTGTACCAATTCTCTTGGCGATATAATCTGGCGAACTTGGATTTAAGTTTACATTACTAAACCTTTCAATAACCTTTACCACATTATCTCTATCAGAGGCTTTTCTTACCAGAACAGTAAAAGACCCATAAGGATTGGATAAGTTAGAAGAATATTTAATATCCTGAAGTGAGATTTTTAAATTCTCTTGTGGCCATGTTCCGTCTGAAAGAGCCACCAGTTTGAACAATCTTTGCATGTTTGCGGGATCGTAAGATCCGGTGTTAGTACTGAGGTCTTGCGAGAAAAACCAACCTGTTTCAGCAGGAGATGCATCAAGCTTCATATCATCTCTTTGAATGTTGGCGGACCCAGAAGATTCAAGGGCCACCAGCATTGCCCACATCTGTGAGCCTTCCAGGGTGGACGCGGCTGTGTTCTGTTCGATATAAGATTCAAAACTTTCCCCAAGCCAATAGTGCGATTCTCCTTTCTTAAGGTTTGATGCTACAGAAATATCGGAATTTGTAAGTTGCGGATTGGTATTTAAAACTTCTCTAATAAATTTATCAGATTTTCTGTTTAAATTTAGTGCTGTAGTATGGACTACTGTACCGGCAGTATTATGTACTTGTAATTTAACTTCTCCGTAGGTCCCGATTGTCTCGAAAGCGCCGGCGGCGCCAGATGACGGAGTGCCAGCACTAGCAAGTGTTCCGGTCAAAGTCAAGGCTCCATCATTGCAATAGAGGGTTGCAGCCAAATGACCCGAGTGTAGGCCCGATGCGCCCGACTCGATTAAAAACAAGCCGTAAGCTCCTCCGTTATTTGAAACAACTGTATCAAAAGTACCATCACACTTCCAGCCGGCCAACTGTGGGCCTGCTGCTGGAGTAGAAGAAGCCTCCGGGTGCGACTCGCCCTGTAATCTAACCATTGTGATAGGGCCCACGCCGGCATTCAAATATGCCATGGCCGCATATGATGCGTAGGTGGAGCCAACTAGGTTTCCCTCTCTCCAGACATCTCCGTCCGGACCTCCGCCGCCCGGGATGGGTGTTCCAAAAACTTCTACAAATTCCGCAGGTGAGCGGACCACAACCGGTTTCATGGCTGGACCTTGGCGAGTTCTGCCTACAATAATTGGGCCGATGCCCACGTCTTCAGCCGGCAGCTGCGAATTATCGATTTCGTTCAAGAAAACGCCGGGTGAAACAAATTTAAATTTCTTAACTGACATCTAAGAGTTCTCCTTCTATGATAGCACAAATTAGATTACTTTATCACATTATAAATAGTTC